CTGACAAAGTTTTCTATAAATAGCTCAACCAAAAGCTTATCCGCTTTGTATGTAGTTAATAATCCTAGTACTCTTGCACTAGATAATGATCCTATCTGTTCAGATAGAATTGGTATAAGTACCTTATAAGATTTTGGTGCCTGTTTACCCCAAGTTATAGTATCTTTTTTAGAATACTTATATAATACAATTAACTCCGGTACAGTTAAACCACTATTTTCTATTGCTTGAAAAGCAATAACATGGTTTTCTGAGTCACTAGAGCTAAACATAGAAATCAGATTGTTTAATTCAGCTTTACTTAGTTTCATTAGTCTTCAATTTTAAGTGTTTTAATCATCCATTCTGTGGGTTTATTAATATTATCAACCCATTCTTTTGCAGTAGGGATGTATCCATTGCAATCTTCTTTTACATGTTGTTCTCCAACATATCTTGTGTATACAGTTCTGCCATCTGAGTTTTCAAAACTTGGTCCAAACTTCTTTTCACATTCAAATATTCCTTCACTGTGGTGACGAAACATTCTATGTTTACTATGTCCAATCCAAGCCTTAGTTTCATCAAACCAATTATGAATGTCTATGTAATCTTTTGGAAAACCTCCCCACTTTCTAGCAGAAGATTTTGCATGTTCCCATGGATGTGACATTAGTCTAAAGATTTATCAATTAAAGAACCCTCATGAATATAATCTTCTACATGTACAGTTCTAATATTGTTTTCTACCTGATACTTACCAGATGGTACTAGAATACACATCTCACCATAACCACCTTCATTGTTCCACCAATCTTCTACATCATTTAAAATCTGTTCTTCAGCAAAATTCTGAATATCAGAACATAAACCTGAGTGAAGTACATCTAAGTGTCTTATTGCAGGATCCCATGGTTCTAATGATTTAACTGCATCAAATGCATCTTCTTCATTTTCAGATAGCTTATCTATTGTATATAGTACTTCTTCTATACAACCAGAATCTCCACTGCCTTCATACTTTATCTTAATACCGGTCACACCAAGGTCAGCCAACTGGATCAGAAGGCTTGTCATCATTGTTTCATTCATAACTATTTAATTTTGTAAAACCTGCCAAGGATATTGGCATTTAAATATTCTTCTTTTTCCAGTACCTCTCTTACAAATTGGTACTTAGTCTCATGATATGTTAGTTCTGTTTTAGAAAAACAGATTCTTACCATGAACCTTTTAATGGGAACACCATTCTTATGTGCATCTTGTAGCACTTTATTGCTACTAAAGTAGTTCTGATAGTTAGCTTTTACCTGGATAGTGTATTTTCTTGCACGTTTGTCTTCCATATTAGCAAGAGCTTTTACTCCAAGCTTTTTCTTAGTTGTAGAATAAAAATTTTTTTTACCAATATATCTAACAGCTTTGCCGTCTATAATAGCTTCCATTTCATATATGAACCCAATAGCTCCTTCTGGAATTTTGCTATCATTAAACACTTCTCCTTTGTATAACCAACTCATACTGCTTGTTTTAGTAAAGATAATAATTTATCTCTCACAGCTTCTATACCATAATCTTTCACAGAATCTGATAGATCTTTAGACATATCAAGATTAATAGATTTAATGCCATACTTATCTGTATATCTCTGAGCAGCTTTCATGCCGGGCTCATCATTATCAAACAGTACAATTATAGAATTATACTGTTTACTAAGTAAACTGACAGTAGATTCACCTATCATAGTATTCTCACTATCTGGAGCAATACATTCTATATTACCAATACCAATCTTTTTAAAACTCATCAGATCTTTAAGAGAAGATACAATCAGCAAATACTTAGAATCATACTTCAGTTGATCCATACCTTGAGTATAGTTCTGGATCTTAATAAACTTCTTCTCAGGAATCTTGGGCATATAAATTTTATAGAGCTCACCATCATTACGGAAATAACCATAAACATAGGGTCTAGAAAACTTATAGCTTGTGATAGAACCATCTGGTTCAGATTTAGACATTGTAAAGAAATCTAAGGGAACTACATTATACTGACTTAAGATACTAGAACTAATTTTAAATTGTGTCCAGTATTTTTGATCAAGTGTATTCCAGTGCCGCATTTCAAAATCTACAACCTTAAACTTATCATAGAACTGTATAGGACCTCTATGTACAGGTGCATTATGTTTTAAATACTCCTGATAATCGGTCAATATCCGGTTAACTGCCTTAAATCTGGCATCATAGTTAAACAAAGACTTAACAAGTTCTATTTGGTCACCTTGAAATCCTGAAGAAAAATCCTTGAACTTATATCTACCACCATCTTGATAGACAAACATGCTAGGCACTTTGTCTTTAACATTAAATGCAGATAGCATCTTAATGTTTTGTCCGGTAAGTTTTTCTTTTAAGTTCAAATAATACTCAAATACCCATTCTCTGGGAACTTCCTCTAAATCAGATATAATATTCCTAGTTGAAATCATAATCTAAAAATAATAAAAGGGGGATTATAATAACCCCCCTTCTATAGAGTGAGTTATTAATCTAGACTAAAGTCAGAAGATGTTTTAGGTTTATTAAAAACATCATCATCATCCCCAAAAGATTTAACTTCTTTAACTTCTAACTTTTTAAGGTGTTTAGCCTCATCATACTTAATGACTACTGCGTCATCTTCTGCACCAAAAGCATATTTCTTACCTTCAGCTTTTGGAAGCCACATGTCATAGTTAGTATAACCAGTTTTACCTTCATATTCTTTACCAGCCACACAGTACTCAAGATACTTTTCTCTAAAGTCTGCCGTCTTGTTAAATGCTTTAACAAAGTCTTCAATTGTTTCATGTTTACCATCTTGTTGAAGGAACCAATCATCAAGTTGAAGAGTATGAGCCAAAGTTCTTAAGAAGATTAAGACAGATCTATCTCTCTGAATTTTGATACCAGATTTAGTTTCACCATCTGCAAATGCATATTGACTTGCTTTAACTCTACCAATCTGACCAGCATATCTTCCTTTGCTTTCATCATCTTTATCAACCATGAAACCTTCAAAACCTTCAATAGGTGCAGTTTCAACATGTAACATTAGATGGAATGCACCGGGAATAAACTTGAAATCCTCAAGCTCAATGTTGTTAATCTTTAATACATGATTACCTGGTGTAATTGTTTTTGGTAGTCCTGAGCCTCCTGTGCCCAAATCAGTTGTGCTTAATGCCATTTTCTTAAAATTTAATTATTAAATAAAAACTTTGTCCCAGTGAAATTCTAATTCACCTTTCTCATTCATCTCTGTTACCGCTATTTCTTCATTGCGTAAGTGTTCTGGTCTTGCACCGCAAGTTACTTCCTCACTTGTTTTAAATGATAAAATAGTTTTGTTTCCTTTTCTATACATGTAACCAATTGCATCTGCATTAGCACAGATTAGAGACTTAATCTTACCTGTCAAATCTATATTTGCTGCAAGAACCATCTCTCCCTTATCATCTACCTGTTTGTCCTTAATATGACCTGATAAAATAATATGGGGGGCTAATGTATCAATAAAATCTAAAACTTGAAAGAAAGCTTGTCTTAAATATAAATATCCCGCACCGTTAGGTAAGGATAAGACATTATCTCCATCATAGTTTTTACCCATACTTGTTTGACGGTATAGTTTGATAGCTAAAGGCATAACCATATCTTCTAATGCAGTCACAGTATCTATTGTAACATACTTGTATGGTTTACCTGCTTCTTTGATTGCTTTTCCTGCTTCAAGCAACTCTTGTAAAGAAGTAATCTTTACTTTGAGCGCTTCTACATAATCAGCACCATTTTCTAAATCAATTAATAAATTGTTTTCAAGACCAGCAAATGCTGTGGTCTTTCCAGTCTTTGGTTTAGAATAGATGATTAATCTCTTTGGATTAACTCTTTCTGCCGCAACTTTTTTAGTTGGAAGTACTATACTCATGATTTTAATTTTATTGCTAGTTTCTGAAAATCTGCTGCAATTCTCAATAGAATATGAGAAGCAGTCTCATCATCAAGAGATAATTCTTCTTTAACTTCTTTAAGTTTTGGAATAAATTCCTCTTCAAAATCTGGAAATACAGACAAGCTTACTTGCTCTTTAGGAGCTTCTGCTTTTCTTTTTTCATACAAATTGTAAGTAATCTCAGAACCATCCGGCATTAAAACCATTAACTCAGACAATGGAATTGTATAAGCAAAATAGTTATCACCATTAGAGTTAGTACCTTCTTTTACATCATACTCCTCAGCAAAGTAAGGATTGTACTTGTACTTAAATAAAGGTCTTTCTTCAAAAGCTGATTCTATCCCAATTTCTTTACCATTAACATCTCTGTTAACATCAATAAATTCAATGAAGATATCCTCACCTCTTTTCAATTCTCCTTCAAATAACTGAACCTGTTTACCGTACTTACCCTTTTGAAAAAAGGCAGTCTTCAAAGTAAAGAATGGATCAGAAACTGAAGCTTTTCTAAACTTATCCATGTGATAAGCAAAGAACTCTTTTTCTCTTTCTTTTCTAGTCATAATTATAATTTAATTTTTGTTGCTTGCGGAGGTG